GCACAATTTCTCGAAGCTCTTCCATTTTGTACTTAAGACGATGTTCAAGTATTGGGATCCTCTTTCGCACGTACCGGCTTGAGTCTTCAATGTAGGTCATGGTCAAACGATTTTCATAATCTTCAATAGTCTCCATGTTATCTAACTTGCGTTGTGCAAATTCTTCAGGAGTTTCAGATTTTCGTTTTGCGATTTTCTTTTTACCCGATGGCTTAGACTTGGATGTAATAGTCACATCCCACAAAGCCTGCACAGGTCTGCTGTATTTCTTGGTAAGATAATCAGCGTAAAGATAAAGCTGAGTATTCATCTGTAAATGATCCCAGTATGCACTGGATATATCTTGAGCTTGTTTGTTTGATGTTCCCTTATGCTCAAGCATAATGGTTACATTCTCTGCTGTGTCATAAAGAACGCCATCAATTTTACCAGCGAACATAACACCATCTACCCCTGATGGATATGAAAACTCATGCTCAACAGCTAAGACCTGGTACCTGTTTGAGTTCTGAACATCATCTATATGTTCCCACCGATGGTAATATCCTCGAAGATATGCATTTACCTTTGGTAAAAGAAGAGGGTCATCTGTGTAGCCAAGCTCAGTAGCTTCACCGTTCATAGCGCTCATGGCAGCTTTTAGGTTGTGCCCGTTCCAGTAACACTCTTGGCCTACGTGCAACAGTGTGCCAGCTCGCAAGCCTTCGCCCTTCTTTACTGGCTCGTAACGTTCTACATACTCATAATGAAACTTTCGTCTACATTCTTGAAACCGACCAATGCCGGTAGCTGAGTATTCTTTTTCATTTAAAACTTTAAGACTTGTCATCTGTGGCCTCCTTTGCTTCCGATGAGCTTTCGTAAGCAAGATCATAAATTCCGTTTACTACTTCTGCGATGGGGTTAAATTCGAACAGCACATTCAGGGCCTCAAGTACCCGAACAGTATCGTTTAAAACCAGAATCATTTTCGATTCCCCGTACATTGTTTCCAAGTGCTTATGGAAAGACTTGATTAATTCAGTATGAGTAGTCATCTCCATGTTCGGATAGTTGAATTGCATCCCGGCTAAAGTGGTCAAGTTCCGAGCTGACTGGTTCGGCCCATCGTAAGTCTTCTGGAAATCCGGATTTTTTTTAACGGCATCAGTACGCTCAACCAATCGTGAGATTAGCTTCTGGCACTGCACAAGCAACTCTTCACCCTGACGGACGCACTTGTTGAAATCGTTAACGCTGATGTTGCCCAGCTTGCCTGTGATTTTTTTTCGATGAGTATCAAGGGCCTCGAGCAAATAACGAATCTCGTCCAGGG